TCGGGTGAGGCGAGGCTCCAGTCAGCCGCCTCGATTCTGGCCACGGCGGTCCTGCGCCGAAAGGCCAAAAAAGCATTTGTGGGCAATGAGTTAGATGTTTTCGAAGATTCTTCCCCTGTGCTCGGAGGCGGATTGAGCGTAAGATGCCGCAACCATTTCCGGGGTTGCGTCTGTCGCGAACTCATCATTTATGAGGGCTACGACTTGTCCGACATTTTGACAATTTTCAAGAGCGTTGTTTGCTATTTTGATCATTGCGAACCTTTCCCCCGGTTTGACCGCCCGCCGGGAAGGATAAGGGTTTATTTTTGTACGCTGTCCACAAATTTTGCCCATGCTGTTTTGAAAAGTTCAAGAAAGAGTTTATTTTTTTCTTCAAATTTCATACCTTCTGTTATTTTTGCCGCCCATGCTGAAGGATGAAGGTTAAAATGTGTTTTTTGGTCACGAAACATTTCTTGAGAAAATTCGCCCGCGTTGAAATCTTCGTCGTCTTTGTCTTCTTCGTAATTGTATTCGATATCTCCGAACATATTGTTTATTATTTTTTCTTCGAGCGCTGTAAATTTTGTCATTTTGTTTTCCCCTCTCAAAGTTTTAGGTTAAGTTCCCTCTCTCTTTATCTATAATATAATACATGATTACCATGATGTCAATGGTAATCATGCAAAAAATCATATATTTTTAGACAATCTATTAAAATCATATCAGTTTTAAGCCCCATATTCTAAAAACACCCATACTACCATACGCACCTACCCGAGATCGTGCCGTGTAGAGCCTCTAAGGAGCCCGTTAAAATACCGTTTAAAATCGAGTACTTAAAACCCTGTCAAGTATAAAAACAGTTAAAATCTATTAAAAAACCCTCTTTTACCCCCTTAAAACTCATTTTTACCCGGTTTTATCCCTATCCACCAAAACAGCGAAAAGCCCATGATATGTGGATAGTATCCACAAATCTAAGGAGCGCTCATGTCATGGACACAAACAGACCTCGATAACCTCGAAGTTGCAATCATCGCAAAGAACCGGGGTCAACGAATCGTAAAAGCCACAATCGCGGGGAAATACATCGAATACGGGGACGTCCCGCTCTCAGATATGCTCGCGCTTCGAACCGATATGCAGTTTGCGCTCGGCCTCGCACAGCGCCGGACGTACGCGAAAAACGGGGGGCGGTCAAGTTGAACGTCTACAAAGCCATAGCGACGGCGATTGACAAGACAGTCGGCCTGTTCTCTCCGAAAGCTGAACTCGCGCGGATGTACTACCGGGAGCAGCGGGACCGTGCCAGGTCCGCGTCGTATGCCGCCGCAAAAACAACCCGGATGACTGGTGCGTGGGCACCGACCGACTCAACAATAAACGATATCATCGGGGCCAGTTCCCCAGCAGTCCGCGCACGGGTCCGGCAGCTGGTCAGAGATTTCCCCTATTTTGCCCGGGCCGTTCGGTCGCTGACTGACTACACGGTAGGCGACGGGCTGCATTATCAGGCCCGGATTACCAACGCTGCCGGAAAACTGGACGCAAAGAAGATCCAGCAAGCCGAGGATGCGTTCAGTTTTTGGGCAGACGAGGCGGACATCTCAAAAAAACTTCATTACTACGAGATGATGCGGCTCGCAAAGAGTCAGGATTCCGAGTGCGGAGAGTTTTTGATCGTCGAGCGATACCGGAAACAGGGGCGGTATATCCCCTATGCACTCCAGATGATCGAACCAGATTGGCTGAGCGATAACGCACAGAAAACCGCTGCCGGCGCCGAGATAGAGCAGGGCATCGAGTACGATCCGAATACCGGTATTGTGTTGGCCGCGCATATCACAGACCCCGACGGATGGGGAAAAGCCGAACGCATTCCGGCAGACCAGATCATCCACGGTTTTGAAACGCTCAGGCCGGGGCAGTTCCGAGGCATCACACCGTTTGCTGCGGGTGTGTTGCTGGCCAACGATCTGGCGACGTACATGGATGCGACAATCGACACGGCCAAGATGTCGGCGAAATATTTGGCATTTGTGAAAACTGGGGACCCCGTCGGCCGCCAAAGCGCACTTATGGGCACAGACTCAGACACCGGCCAGAAGATCGAGGAGATGGAAAACGCCATCGTCGAGTATCTGCGACAGGGCGAGGAAGTCACAATCGCCACCAACCCGAACCCCGGCGCGAACTTCCCTCCGTTTGTAAAGCTGGTGTTGACGATGCTCTCAATCGTTGTGGGCGTACCGTATGAGATTATTTCAGGTGACTATCAAGGCCTTTCGTACTCCAACGGCAAGATCGTTCGGGAAGATTTCAAAAAGACGCTCGTTCCACTTCAGACCCGGCACATCAGACATTTTTGTAAGCCGACCCTGCGCGGTTTCATGGACTCGGCGGTGTTGATGAATAAGCTCTCATTTCCCAACTATTTCACCAACCCGGCGCAATACCTGAAAGCCGAATGGCAGATCCCCGGCATGGCCTCCCTTGATCCGTTGAGAGAAGCGAAAGCCAACGCGGATAATTTGGACCGGAATTTGACCTCAGAGTTTGAACTCGCGAAAGCCAGGGGCCGAGACCTTGAAGACATCTATCGGGAACGTCAAATAGCAAAGAAGCTTCGAGAAAAATACGGCATTGAAGATCAACCCGTTTCGACGTCAGTCGTCAACAACCCGGCAGCAATCACCGGAGAGGATAAAGAAGATGGCAAAGCTAAACCAAAGAAATAAACCGAAAAGCAATTTGAATTATCGAACGCTCTCCCTTCGAGCCGAGCCGACCGGCGTTCCCTCGACACTCAACGAGGAGGACCGGTCAGTGGAGGTCATCGGGACAACTGAGGACAGAGTACAGGTCTTTGACTGGCAACGTTGGGCAGTGATCGACGAAATATTGTTAATGACTGGCTGCGAGATGCCGGCCTCCCGGCAGGTTCCGCTTTTAGACACTCATAGCAGATACGATTCCTCCAGCGTCCTGGGGTCTTACCGCGACATGCGAGTCGAGGCAGACCAGCTGGTGGGGAGGAGTTATTTTTCAACCGCACCGGAAGCAGAGGGCCCTTATCTGAAGATGAAAGAGGGCCATTTAACGGATTTTTCCGTGGGCTACCGTGTGATTGAGTCGACGTGGGTGGATGACGGCGAGAAAGCAGTGATCGGGGGCAGGACGTTTGACGGGCCTGTAAGTGTGGTAACGCGCTGGCGGGTCAAGGAGCTTTCTATCTGCCCTATCGGGGCAGACGAGAGGGCCAAGGCCAGAACAGAACCAACACCAAAACCAAAACAGGAGAAAACCGATATGAATGAGAAGTTAAGAAAATATCTGGAAGGCAAGGGCCTCCGGGCTGATGCTACAGAAGATGAGGCGTGGAAGTATTTGGAAAAACTCGACGTGAAGACCGAGGGGCCGGACGTGGATGCGGAACGTGCCGAGGCCGCACGGGTAGAGCGTGAACGGGTAATTGAAGTCCGCGCGATGTGCGACCAGCTCGAAATGGGCGACATGGCCGATGGGCTGATCAAAGACGCGGTATCCATTGAGGATGCCAGACGGCAGGTGATGGATAAGATGATTGCACAGAAAAAAGAACTCGCCCATCGTGGCCCGGCAACTCACGGGGCGGACGAAAAGGACAAGTTCCGGGCGGCTGCTGAGGACGCGATCCTGATCCGGGCCGGCATGATCGTTGAAAAACCCGCTGTGGGCGCGGACGACCTGACCGGCTACAGCCTGCGCGAACTTGCGCGGCACTCGCTCCAGATTGCAAACCGTCCCATGGGCGGCGGCGTGTTGGAGATGGTAGGTCGAGCCATGACCACCTCCGATTTTCCGTACCTGCTGGCCAATGTTGCGAATAAATCCCTCTTTCAGGGCTTTGAAACCGCGGCGGAAACGTATGAGACGTGGGTAGATAATTCCGGCTCCGTACCGGATTTCAAGACCAACTATATGCCGAGGGTGTCCGAGTCCTCAGATCTTGACGAGATCCCGGAAGACACCGAGTACAAGTACGGAAAGCGGACGGAAGCGCAGGAAACGTATAAAATCGCTACTTACGGGAAGATCTTCGCAATTTCCCGGCAGTGCGTAATCAATGATGATCTGAACGCCCTGACCACCATCGCAGCCTCCCACGGCGAAGCCTGCGCCCGCAAACTCGGTGATATCGCTTATGCCGTACTGACCGCAAACGCAGACATGGGTGATGGGGCGGCTCTGTTCGTTGCCGGGCATAGCAATATTGCAACCGGCGCGGATATCGATCCTCCGGGAATCGCTACGCTGGCCGCTGCAATTTTGGCAATGAAACTCCAGAAAGATCTGCTCGGCTTACGGCGCTTGAATATCCGGCCGCAATTTTTTATCGCTCCATGTACCCTCGAAGGCACGTGTGAGGTTCTTTTCCGGTCTGGCAGCTTTTCCGACAACGACACCATAGAGACAGATTCAAGCCTCGGGTCAACTCGCAACAACCCGTATGCCGGCAATTACTTTACTCGTGTATACGAGCCTCGTCTTGATGATGCTGACCCGGCCGCGTGGTATCTGGCTGGACCGAAGGGCAAAACCGTGAAAATGTTTTATCTCGACGGCAAGAAAACCCCGTACCTCGAAAACCGCACAGGCTTCACCGTTGACGGGTTCGAGAGCAAGGTTCGCATCGATGCCGGCGCAAAGGCGCTTCACTGGGCAGGCCTGTACTACAACGCGGGAACCTGATTTTTACCCTAAGCCTACTGAATTTTTATAATTTTTAAAAAATATAAGGAGAAAAGCCAATGGCTGACAATTTAATAATGCTTGACGGGCGATATCAGAGTTGGGCGGTAGCGTCCAAGTCCTCCGGCGATCCTGTCATTAATGGCAGGATGTGTGCGGTTTGTATGACTGACACGGACGATGACGGTAACGTGTCCGTTGATATGCGCGGTGTGTATGATCTATCCGTAAAGGGTATTAATGATGACGGCAATTCAGCGGTCGTAATCGGAGACGAAATTTACTACGTCGTAGGGGATACGCCGGTTTTGAGTAAGAAAAAATCCGGCGTGTTTTTCGGATACGCACTGGAAGCAGTGGTTTCTGGAGCAACAACGACAATTGAGGTGCTACAGAGTGATAGCACCGTGAACATTGGCGCGGCGGCAGTCACTACGGCTATGCTCGAAGATAACGCCGCTACATCCGCGAAACTCGCAGAAGACACTATCCAGACCGCAACTATTGAGGTTTCCGCTGCTGAAATTAAAGCAATCAACGCAGCCCCGAAAACACTCGTAGCGGCACAGGGCGCAGGCACATACATCGAGTTTATCAGCGCGGTTATGTTCCTCGATTATGGTTCAGCGGCCTACGCGAACAACGGCATCCTCGGCGTATATGAAACCAACTCTGACGGAACTGTGGTGTCTGATACCGTAGCTTTAAATGATTTCCTCGCAAAAACAGCAGACACCGTCAAATTCGTTCCGCCCGTTGCAGCTGATTATTCGATGACGGCTAACGTACCCCTCGTACTGACCATGGCAACGGGCGAATCCATCACGGGTGATAGCCCTGTAACCGTCCACATAACGTATCGAGTACACGACTTCAGCTAACCACCATTCCTCCCTGACAACCGGGGGCAGAACATCGCCCCCGGTCCCTTGGGGGGACTAAAGGAGAAATAATATGGCAATAGTAGCGGCAGACATCAAAAAATATTTGACCGGCGCAAGCTCTGACGGTGGCACACAATCCGACCCGGACGCCTCTCTTGGCGGGTTCAGATCCTCAACCGTAATCACCGACGACTCCGACAACAACATCTTTGACGATGTATCCGGGGCCGAAGCATCGGCCGGAGATACCGAATACCGGTGTATTTGTCTTAAAAACGAACACGACACCCTTGAGCTTCAAAACGCAAAAGTCTACATGGCCGATTCCGACATCGGATCTGGCAACACACTCTCATTCGCTGTTGAGGTTCCGGCAGCGGGATCAGAAACCAACGGCAGCGCTCAGACGGCTGTAGCTAACGAGGCAACAGCTCCGACAGTCAATTCCGGCAACGTGTCCGACTGGAGCACAGTCACAACCTTTGCGGGCGGTGTTGCGCTTAACATTAACGCTCACGATGCCAATTTGGGCGTAGACGAGATTGTCTATGTCTGGATAAAACGAGTCATCGGGCCCGGAGCGGCAGCGGCCAGCGGTGTAAATTTTACAATCAGGATTGAAGGCGATACGGCGGCATAATGGCGTTTCCGACTGGCTGGGGCCGAAAACATGAGATCGAGATCCCGTACTCAAAAGTAGACGCGACGTGCACTGATTTTCCCGTCTACCTGAACGAGGACAATTTCGACTCGGAGATTTTTGACGCTGACGGGAGCTACTGCGCCCTGAACGGCGGCGGTGATCTGCGCTTTACGTCCGATGAGGCCGGAACCAGCCAACTGCCCTGCGAGGTCGTCTCGTTTGTGACTGATAACGACCCCTCAAATGGTAAGGCGGAGATCTACGTCAAGCGGTCGCTCTCCTCCAGCGCCAACACCTCAATCTATGTTTGGTATCGCAAGAGCGGGGAGACCCAGCCAGCGGCAGATAGCACTTATGGTTCCGAAAACGTCTGGAACTCGAGCTACAAAGCTGTATATCATTTATCTCAAGACCCCTCGGGTTCGGGGGCCTGCATCCTCGACTCGACTTCAAACGATAACCACGGGACTCCAGCGGGGACGATGCTGACGGCTGATCTGGTGGATGCCAAACTCGGCAAGGGGCTGGACTTTGACGGCACAGACGATTACGTATCGGTAGTCTCCACTTTGATTACGTCGGTCACGGCGATGAGTGCAACAGCTTGGGCTAAGAGCGGTTCAAACAATAACGGCAACCCGTCTGTGTTGGGCAGATATTCCTCTGATTACCATACATGGTGGCTTTCAAGAAGCCAAACATTAGGAAAGTGGCGATACCGCTTCAAAGACAGCGATGGCACAGTCCGTGACCTGTCTGGTTCAACAACAGTGGCCAATGACACATGGTATCACCTTGGCTTCACAAACAGCGGGGCAGCGCAAAGCTTATTCGTCAACGGGTCGTCAGAAAATGACGCAAGCTACTCCGGGTTTGATAGTTCGAATATCCGCACATACATCGGCGCGTGGAGCAGTGAGAGCTTATACCCGTTTGATGGGATTATCGACGAGGTGCGGATTACTAATACAGCCCTTGCCTCCGGATGGGTTTCAACCGAATATAATAACCTGAGCTCGCCGTCCACGTTCGCCGTGGCGGGGACGCCGGAGAGCGTTCTCACCTCCGTAAATTCTGACTCAGTCGGAAAGTTCGACCTATTCAACGCAGTAACCTCAAGCTCAATTGGCAAGTTTGATCTATTCAACGCGCTTCAGTCTGATTCGGTCTTAAAATTCGATATATTTGGGGTCGCCTATTCGGCCTTAACCGGTAAATTCGGCACCCTTGACGTACTGACCTCCGATATCATCGCCCAGTATGGCTTGTTGGGTTTAGTTCAGTCCGATATCATCGCCCAGTATGGCACCAGAAACATCGTGCCCTCCGACCTGACCGGCAAGCAGGATATTAGAAACATTATCCCCTCCGATTTGGTCGGTAAATTCGACGCCCGAAATATCCTACCCTCAGACGTAGCAGGCAAGTTCGACGCCCGGAATATCTTGGCCTCCGACTCCATCGGAAAATTCAACATCCTGACAGCGCTCGACGATCAGCTTAAGCAGGCCGTGGTGGATATGCTGGCGGTACTCGGTGGCGATGTGTTTTTTAGGCCGGCCAATGGGTACAACGCTACAATTCAGGGGGCGTTCCAGCGCGACGAACCGAACCAGGAAGCGTACGTGCGGGGGCTTGATACCGCGACGGGGACCCTGACCGGCACGGCTGACGACCTCGGAAACGTGGTCTACGGCGACCGCTTCATTATCGATGATGAATGGTGGATGCTGGACTCAGATGGCATTGTCGAAAAAAACTTATACTTGGTGGATATTTCACTGGTGAGGATTGATGAATGA